AATATAATCTACTAATGTAGATTAATTTTATTATTGGTTGGCTTGGCTTGAAGTTGGACCAGAAATTGGTCTTCCTTTAATACCAACTACACCAAAAATAGTACCAGTTCCATGAGTACCACTAAAGTTTAAAACCACTCTAGAGTATCTTTTTGGACCAGTATAACCGATAGCATAAACTGCATTACAGTCGCCATCAGCATCTATTGTTTGCCATAAACCATTTGTTCCTACTGTTCCGCCAACAACCGAAGTGTTGGAAGTTACATCAGTAAAAGTAGAGTTGTCGTCAGATTCTTCTAGTTCAATTTCAACTTTGTTAGTTGTACTAAAAGTTATTCCATTCGCACCTACATTTACAACATGAGTAACAGTAGAGAAACCTTGTGAATCAACCCCAGTACAATCTGTATCTGCGGCTTTCACAATAGCATTTAACGATTCATCAATCGCTATGCCACTTTTTCCATCATATATTGCCATGATATTTTATCTCCTCTTATTATTAAGTTGTTATTGTAGTAAGAGCTTCAGGTAGAATTACTTGTCCACCCACTCTTCTTCTTGCTAGGTATCTAACATTACCACTTGCCGCCTGAGTAAAAGGATCTCTCATGATTGATAGATTAACTCTATCAACAATCATATAACCTCTTCTAAAGTCACCAAATAATACTGGTTTCAAACCTCCACCAACATTTGGCATATCAGTAGCTTCAACAATAGGGTGTCCTAAAATATTAGAACCTACACCCATCTGATATAATCCAGGTTGGAAGATGTATTGTCCGCCACCATCTTTAAGTTTTCTTACAGCTGAAACAGTTGATCTGTTCATAACATATGTTCCATTTCTGCCATATTCTGCCTTAACATTGTGTGCCGCACTAATCATAGAATCGCCATCAAGTGCCGCTCCACCTTTCGCAACATTATTTACATTTGCGTTAGTTAAAAGACCTTGTGGTTTTCCTACTGCGTTTCCAGATACGAAAGCATTACCTTCAGCTTTTGCAAATTGCTCTACAAACTCTGCGTTCATTTCAGATTCTAAATTGAAGACTGAATCTTCTAATTCTTGTTCTGAAATATCTACTAAAGCATACAGTTCGTGTGCAGGAATTTCTTCTAAACCAACTGAATAACCAGTTGTTTCAGCTCTTGCACCCTCTTCTGCTACCCATTGTGCCGCAAATTCGCCAGTTCTTTTAGGAACTTGAACACTTCTGTTTGTAGTAGTTCTAACTCTTGCTATTGATCTGATTGGCGAGTACTCAACGATACCTTTGATTATTTCTCTCACATACTCAGGTGGAGCAAGATAACCAGCAGTATTGTCATTAGACACAGTAAGAACTTTTAATTCTTCTGGTGCTAAAGAGTCTTTGCCTTTTCTTAACCATTTGTCAAAAACTTGAACAGCTTTTGATTCTACTGGAGAACCTTTGCCGAAATCAGGTCTTGATATAATAGTTTCTAATCTAGCCATTGCTTCTTGATTTGCTTTTGTTGAATCAGCTTGTGCCTTAACATTCTTTTCCATATCAGCAAATTTATCTAAATCACTTTCGATTTTTGATAATTTTTCTTCTGTGATAGGATCAGAGCTACCTTTAGCTTCAATCTGTTTCAATCTTTCATCATTTGTATTTTTGAAAGATTCAAAAGTTTTACCAAGAGTTTCAACAGCAGATTTTACTTCATTATTATCCATAATTGTTTCCTCTTATTTATTGTTTAAGTTTATTAGCAACTTTGAGAATTAAATCTGCTAATGTTTGTTTATCTTCAGCATCTCGCTGGTTTAAAGATTCAGATAATGCTTTCGCACCAATCTTACTCTCTGTCCGAGAAAGTCCTCCTGCCTCACGCAAGATTTTTTCCCACTCTCGAATATTTTTAGCATTTCCTTTGACAGTTTCTATTAATGCACTTTCATTCATTGGGAAAGTGACTAAAGAAATTTCCATAAGATCAACTTCTTTAAGAGTTCTAACTCCTCTCTTATTTTCATTGTATCCTTGTTTGTCAGGGTCTGCTTTAAATCCTATTGACATACCATCTAATGCACCCATTTTTAAAAGTTCGTATGCTTCACGACCTTTTTGAGTTCCCATAGCTAGTTGTCCTTTAACATATAAACCTTTGTTGTCTTCGTACATATCAGTAAATATTCCGATAGGTTCGTCAGTTTTATGTTGGTATAACATTTTTACTTTAGAAGCAGGTCTTTTTGTTAATGATTTAGTGAAAGCACCTTTTTTCATAATATCATTACCTTGATCTTCGTTACCAAAGATAGAACCATAACCAGTAAATACACCTTGTGCATCTGATTTGATTTCTGTTTCAAATGTTAAATGTTTTAATTCTGTATCACATTGACAAATACCATCGTCTTGACAAACGCAAACACTTTTCTTTTTAGGTTTCTTATGGTATTTATCTTCTTCTTCTCCATAACCTTTGCTAATAGCTTCTTCATAAGCATCATGAGTTCCGCATGGCATATAAATAGTTTTACCATCTTTATCCATTTTATGCGTTCCTACACAACCTATTTCTTTTGCTTTTTCTTTAGCATCATCTATGTTATCGAACTGATCTTCTGCTCTTGATACTTTTTGCATATCATCTTCTTCCATAGCACTTGTGTCTATGAATGCTTCTGATTCAGGTTTCTTTGGTTTAGCATTAGAGCCATCACCATATTTTGCTTTAGAAGATATTACATCAGTTAAACTTTTAATAGCATCTCCCATCTTTTCAATATCACTCATTGAATATTCCTCCTTTTTGTTTTTAAATTGAGAACTACATACTGCAAGTCTTTGATCAGCATTGGGATATTCGCTAGTGCTAGTTTCATCACGCATACATCTTGACATGAAATCCTCTCGTTTCTCTTTATCTTTTGGTTTTACTAATGGCATTACTTACCTTTTTTTATTTTCATAACCTTGTTACAACATTTATCAAACCATTTGTATTTATCATTTGATCTACATAATGCTATTCCGATTATAATTCCTATTACATATTCCATATTATTTCTCCTTTATTGAAAGTCAGGTGTTCTATAAATTACAGCACACCTACAATTAATTGTTTCTGCTGGCGAACCTTTTGGATCTCCAGGATATTTTAATCTATCGCCACCTACTACAAAGTTTTCCTCTAAAGGAACTTTTTGTCCTGCCGCAATAGAATGTGTTAAACGAGTACGAGCATCTTGGATTGCTACCCATTCCTTGTTAGTGTTTGAAATATTCATATTGACTGCAACTTGCTCATTAGCAAAAGATGCAACTCTATGAGATTCAGTTCTTGATATAAGGTTTGCTCTATATGCACCCATACCTAAAATCATGTTTCGTAAAGCAACACTTGTTTCTTCAGTAGATAGCCCATCATTATAAGAATTAGAAATTACTTTCGCCATTCTTTTTCTAGTTGTTTCATCTATTTCAGTAACCCAAGTCGCAGTGTTTTCATCAATGAACTCTGAAAGTGCTTTATCAAAATCATCATCAAATGCTTTTAAGAATAAAGTTCCTAAAGCATAATCTCTAAATGCGTTTCCTATGATAGTGTATTGTACTTTAAAAATTAATCTTAAAGTATCTGCTTGTTTTCTTAATTCTTGATCAAGCATTATCTGACTACCATTTCTGTATGCTTCTTTAATTCCTGAAGCATATTGTTTAAAATAATTTTTTAAACTATTTGACCACTGTTTTTCAAAAGGTCTTCTTAATCTATCTTGTTGATACCATGTTCTTTCCTTAACACCTTTAAATATTTTTAATTGTTTAGAGTTAAAAAACATTAGTGTATCGTTGTGTTGATAGGTGTTTTTAATTCTTCTATTTCTTGCAAACTATCAAAAAGTTGTTCAGGTGTAAAATCTATGCTTTTAGTTATAGCAATATAAGAAGCATGGTTTAATGCGTCTTGTTTATCATCAAAATATCCTACAACTATTTTAACTTGATATTCATCAGTCTTTGGATTTTTTTCTATAAATAATCTTGATTCTACACTCATGTTGCTAAAGGGTGTCCACTTGGTAATAAGTCCAAGTCAAACTTGCCTCCTCTAAATTTTCCTGTTCTAACAGCAAATAAAAAAGCATTAACTCTAGCATATGCCCATTGTTCTTCTGAAGTAACACTAGGTCTAACACTTCCAGGATTAGTTCTGTAAGCACCTATGCCTCTTCTAAAAACTGCACCAAGCATTCTAAGATTTACTCTCTTACCTGCTTTATCTCCATGCTTTTCATTATGGTCTTCAACTTTTTTTTGCAAACCTTTTTTCACTGCCGCAGTAAGTTGTTTTTCTTCTAATTCTTCTTCAAAAAATTTATCTCTTTCTCTATCAAGTTGTTTTACTTTTGCTCTTGACCAACTAAAACCTGCATCGCCACCCCATAGTGCCCAAGCTATTCTTCCTCTAGATGGATAACCCTCTTCTCCTCTATCAAAACCTTGACCTGTTTTATCGCTTTCATGACGACTAAAGAAACTAAACATTCTTCTAACAGTACTAGGAGATAATTTAACTTTATTTATAATTTGATTTGCTCTAGTTGCACCTACTCTAGTGCCACCTCTATTAAATTCTTTTCTCCATTCTAATCCTCTTTTAGCTTCTGAAACCATTGAGTCAGTAGGAACAGTATCAATATCAGATTCAGCTTTTAAAACTTCTTCTAAATCATCTTCATTATTAATTTGTTCAAAAGGATTATCTTGTAGTTCTTCAGGAACTTCTTCTTCTGGAATATCTTCTCCTCTATCTTCTTCATCAGTTTCTTCGTTAGCAATATTTAATGGCATTAAGTTTGCTGGTACCATTAAACTATCAGCACCATCTATTGGTTCATAACCTAACTGCTCTCTTGCTTCGTTTCTAGTTAAGATACCATCTTTTACACCTGCTGTCACAGATTCAAAGACTCGTCTTCTTTGTTCAGCCATAGCTGGTATTGAGTCAATGTCGTATCTTAATTCTAATGCTTCATCATTAAATTGTGGAACTAACCACTCATTAAGATCGCCTTGAATTTTATCAAGTAAAGGAATAATTGTTTCATTATATAATGCAAGTTTAGCTTCTGCAAAATTAGAATAAGTTTGTGAATCAGGAATACCAATTAATTGACTTGGTACACCATAAACTAAAGCAATATCTTTTGCTGACATATTTTTAAGTTGTATAAAATCCATATCCTTTGGACTTAAACCCATCTCTTTCCAATCAAAATCTCCCTCTAATAACATAGGTCTTCCTGCATTATTAGTTCCTGAAAATCTAGAATTAATATCTGATTGTAATTGACTTCTTTGGTTTTCTGATAACTGAACATTACCACCTGTTTCATCTTTAGGATTAAAGATAACAGCACCACTAGGTCTAGCACCATTTTGTAATAAATTTACATTATGTTTGTTTGCTAAATTATGTTGGTCAATATCAACTGAACTTGCTTGTATTGGTGACATACCATAATAGTCATCAAGAGGATTAAACATTTTAATATGTTTTATTTTTGAATCTCCTGTTGCTTGATCAACTTCATATCTTTCTACTGTTTGTCCTGAAATAATATAATCATAAGCAGTAGGCATTGCTCTTTGACCTGTTTGTATTTTAATTCTATCTGGTCTTAAATTATATAATTCTGTTGGTGGTGTATTATCTCCACCTACACTTAACATGTAATTGTTTCCTGAAATTAATAAATAAGAATATAAACCTTGAAACCACTCTACTTGTGATTGAGTAGGACTAGGATTATATAATAAATCTAAAAGTGGGTGATTATCTACTTCTGCATCTCCTCTAAATAAATTTATTTTTACTCTTGAAGCATTATTTGCTATTTCATTTATACATCTATAAACAATAGCATTTTCACTATAACCCTCTTTGGCTAAATCATTGTAAGCAATCTTGCTACTTACATCATAACCTAAAGACTGATAGGAAACTATCGGTGCTTCTTTTTTCTGTATTTCTTTTTGTGCTTTAAATATATTTCTAATGTTATCTAAAATTGTTGCCATTAACTAACTCTCCAAAATGCTTTTCCTGTTCTAGCTGATAATTCTGTTAAACCCCACACCAACGCATCTAATCTGTCAGGCGATCCTGCGAAAGTGATTGGGTTGTAGTTTGCCATTTGATCCTCTAAAAATTGAAATGGTTTTATATGTTTTACTCGTTGTTGTTCGTATAACGCAGATATTGGTTCTGCTCTTAAATATTTTCCTTTGGTTGCTCTTACACTACCATAACTAACATTGTTATCAATAGTCCTTATCACTCTTTCAACTAAATCTCCACCATTATTTACTTCGGCGATAATTTTATCAGCTTCATATTTATAATAAGTTTCAACTGCCATCTTTGCCCAAGCATCTGGTGTATATTTACCAGATACATCATCAATAACATAAAATTTATCATCAATTCCTTTAGCACAAACAACAATCCCTGTTTCATTTGATTGTTTATTATGTGTGACTGCTGGGTCAATAGATACAACAGTTCTAACTAATGTTGGTAATTCTTCTGTACTTTTTAAAAGTGCTTTAGAGATCATATTACGATTCCATAAAGCACCCTCAACATCTTCTAAAATTTCAGCAAATAACTCCTGTCTGCCCAGTCTAGTTCCTTCATATTTCTCTTTTAACTTTTTGACTGCTGATTCTGCAAGGTTATCTTGATTTTCAAAAGTGCTACCTCTCGTAACGAGAGAATCTTTATTATTAACTAATTCTTTTATAAGTTCTGTTGGTTTAGGTGTAGTTGTAATTATTACTTGTGGATTAGTTCCTAATCTTAAACCAAATAATAATTGATCCCATGCTTCTGGATTTTTCCAACTTCCTAATTCATCACACCATGCTCTATGAAACTGTGGACCTCTTAATCTATCAGGTTGTTCAGAAGAAAAAGTTTTATATTGTTCCATTTTTTAAAGTAAGTTCCCCAATACTTCTATTCCAATTATCTATACTATCAGGATCAAGACAACCTAATAAACCAGATACACCCTCTATACAAGTATCTCTACCATCTCCAAAAGTTGGTGTGACTATTGCTATTCTAGTATTAGGATTTGTTAATCCATAAAAAGCAATATCTTGTGCACCTGTTCTAGTTTTTCCCCAGCCTCTACCAGCTAATATCAACCAAGTATTCCAAGTTCCTTTAGGTGTTATCTGTTTCGCTCTCGCTGTCTTGCACCACGATAGATGCTTCAGTAATATTTTTTGGTTTAGAGAAGTCAATCTCTTCAAATATTTTTCTGATTTCAATAAGCTGTCGTTCTTCGGTAAAGAGTTTATCTCCATCTTTTCCTGTAAGTTCGAGTGCATTTTTTTCTTTCCAACCTGCTTGTGTTTTTAACCAAAATATTTGTGCAACTACATTACCATCTTTTGCTTTTTTAAACAATGCTTGTGATATAATTGCATTTGCTCTGGCTTTACTTGTATCAAGTTCTTTTCTAAAATTTTTTCTTAATGTC